TGCGATCTTTCAAGTCAGGACATTTATTACGGTTTTTACAATTTCAAAGCTGTAAAAAAGATTCTTCCAGAACTGGTCCGAGAGTTTCAGAGGATTGCCTCCGATCATCATTACGATTGTTTTGATACACCTGATCCTCGTCGGTCAATGTTCATTGTCACTCGGTTGATCGAGGAAGGGCTTGTGAAGAGAACCGGGATCTCCTATCATGGAGCTCTTGCAAGAGGCAAGCTACATCAGATGGCATTTCATTGGGTGAATCATTATTTCAAACGATTGTCCGGTCTACAGCAAATTCATTATGAACATTCGGGTGGTGTTGTTGAAGCTCCGATGCCGAAACTTGACCTAAAAACTCTTTTGAGATACCTTGATGCAGGTCATATTTCTCCTGAGAAAATGGAAATGTACCTTAATGAACATGATGCATTGCAGTAGATTCGATTAAAGACAAGTAGGCTTAAAGAAGTAATGTTCCTCCGACCTGTATATCTACAACAGCCACCTGCGTGGTTCTATCCGCGTATCTTAGTCGGAGCCGGTGATATGCTCTCACAGGGCTTTTTACGTAAGTATAACATTACACACGTCATTAACTGTGCATTCCCCGAGGATTCTCCAGTCTGGTTTAAAAATACATTCCCTGATCGGTATGTATGTTTGAGTGCACACGATACTTCTCAATCCAACATTTTAGATTGGTATCCAATTTTTGAAGAGAGACTCACATCTTTTTTGCGTGCACCTGGTTCAGGAACTGTCTTTGTCCATTGTCAATGTGGAATTAATCGTTCAGCATTCCTGAGTCTGACCTATGTTACGAAACATTATGGATTGCCGTATGAAACTACATACGCAGCATTAAAACGCCAACGTCCTTGTATGTTTACAAATTCGGTCTTCAGGAAGCAAACAGAAGAGTTTGTAAATGGACGTGTTCAGAATTCGCAAGACTCGAGAAGTCGGGGCGAGTGGATCATCAATGGGGACTCTGGACTCTGTGCACCAGGAGCAGGTCCAGGGTTTGCGGGATTCGGGAGCTAAACAGGATGAACTGAAATCAAGGCTGGACGAGCTTCGAAATCAGCGTGAAGTTTTAAGTGCTTCCAATGAAATCACAGATATTGTGAGGTGTTCACAAGTGGATTCGCAGATTCGCGAGATAGAACAGGAACTTGCTCAGTCCAACCCAGTGGAAGAGTACTACATGAAAAACATGGATATCTTACTTGACTATTATGGAAAACAGGATGCGACATCAGTTCCATCCGCTCCTCTCCCAAAAGATGCCAATACGTTCCTTAAATTCTTTGTCGCAAATGTGCCCATGACGGATACCGGATTATCGAAGAAGCAGATGTTTGACGAGTACGTCACTCGTATGAAGCTCACGAACGGGCCTGAAGCCACTCAGTTGCTGACGGAACATTGTGTCGCGTGCAACACGGCGCGGGAAGAGATCAGTTCGGAAGGCATTCTTGTGTGTCCGAGTTGCGGGTCGGAGGAGTATGCGTTGGTTGTATCGGATTTCCCATCGTTCCGTGATCCCCCAAAGGAGAGGAACAACTACGCCTACAAAAAGATTAATCATCTTAATGAGATCCTTAATCAATTCCAAGCGAAGGAATCCACCATTATTCCCGAAGAAGTTATGAATGAGGTCATTCTTGAGATCAAGAAACGTCGCATTGATAATATTGCTGATTTGTCAGAGGAAGACATTCGTCAGATCCTGAAGAAGCTGGGACGATCCAAGTACTACGAGCACCGCGCTCACATCCTGAGTCGGCTCAACGGAAATCCGCCCCCAACCATCACCCCTGAAATAGAGGAAAAGGTCCGGGCAATGTTTCAGGAGATTCAGGCACCGTTCTTGCTATACTGTCCCAACGATCGCACGAACTTTTTGTCGTACTCGTACATCTTGTACAAATTCTTTGAGTTACTGGACTTGGATGAGTATAAGGTGTTCTTTCCCTTGCTGAAGTCTCGTGATCGCCTGATCGCCCACGATCAAATCTGGAAGAAGATCTGTGACTACCTCAACTGGGAATTTATTCAGAGCGTATAAGTAATGGGACTGTTTGGAAAGAAAAGCAAGGTCGCCCCTGCCCCTCCCGATGCAATTGAGCAGAAGTATATCATGGCTGCAATCGCTCAACTGAGAAAGGAAGGAAAAAGTTTTGGTGAGGGTGAGGACGAGTTTGTGGATGGCGACGAGATGATGAAACTTGCGAAGGAACTTCAGGCTGCGGACAAGCCCAAGACATGGAAGGGAGGAAAGACGCGTCGTAAAACTCGTCGTTCACGGTCCAAGAATGTCTATAGTCACATAGATCTTAAACGGATGTAACACGATGATAGGCTGGCCAGTTTTAAGTGCGTTTGTAATGTCTTGTTCAGTAAGACTTGATGCTGGATTCGTAGTATGGTAATCTTGAGTCTCGTCCAGATAGTCATAGACCAAACGACCGATGCTATGGAGTACACCTGTAGTCGTGAGGTTGAATAGGAAGTCATTGTAACCACTCCTCTCGTCAGTTCCTTTTACGATGTAGATATTCATTGTGAAGTCAATGTCAGAGCCTGCGTAAAATCCGTTTTACGCATGTCTTCGCATTCATCTGTTAGTTTTTTGATGAACTCCCGCAGCTTAACTTGCTGTTGTGCATATATCTCAATGCCACGAATATCCTTCACTACATTCTCCTCGTGAAATTTCAGAAATGAAATCCACATCGTATCAGTGGCTAGATTTGGTTTCCACTCCAGTAGGGTCTTATTTCCTTTCTGTTGATTGCATTTTCCGCAACACGGAACTAAATTAACTGGGTGGTTCCCATAACCAGTATATTCTCCATTCCTAATACGAGGATGAAAATGATCAGGTGCATTGGCTTTCTCAGTCCTACAATACACACAAATTGTCTTGTCTTCTCCAAGAATCTCATGCATTTTATTCATAAGTTCTTGATCAACTTTGTATTCACTTGAACTATCGACAGTCGCAGCTAATTCATAGTTTAGTGTAGACCTCCTGTTCCACAGTGTATTTGGATCCACAGTTCTTCCTCCTCCGTACTTTGGACACTGTTTACTAGAGCGATTATGACCCGATTCATTGCATGCAGAACAAACCATTTCAACTGGAGTAGTAGTACTCTTGGTTTTTATAAATCCATTTTACTCCCGATCGCTAGGCAAGCTCATCAGACCATACAGCACCACGAAGAACACGAGGGTATGAAGCATGAATCCAAACGCCGTAGGGCACCCATTGACTGCGACACCCGCGATCAACGAGTTCACGAAGCGAAAGGTAACCGGATTTGCCACAAGGAAAAACGCAAGAGCAGAATACAACGAGTACTTAAACTTCAATCCTTCAGTCTTGACGGCCATCTTTGTTTGTAATAGAGTAATAAATGGATTTCTATGTGTTGATGTTCTGGGTGGGTATCGTGATTTTGATTGCTTCGCATGTGCTCCTTTTTAAGTCTATGCCCGGGCATTCAACGATTGCACTCGTTGCGACTGGACTGGTGTTTGTCGGCTCCAAACTTGGACGTGAGTTTCTTGGTTTGGCGTAATCTTTATCGCTTACACCTTTGCCCATGGAAAAAGTAATGGATCCAATTCCTATACTAGGTAGTTTAACTGGGTTTGTATGTTCATTTGTAGGTGTGTATTACTGTCGTAGTCGCCCACGAAAGTTCAAGGCTCCTGATCCGATTGTGGTTGTGCATCGGGAGGAGGACCCTGGGAATCCTTAATAGCCTTCCTTATTCCTACACACCTCACATAATGCAAACTTCTTGTGCTTGAACTCCTTCTTGCACTCCCAGCAGGTTCTCATATAGAGCTTTGCCACAGCCTCCTCGAGATCCATTACAAGTTTGTCTGTAATGAGACCCACGAGCATGATTGTAATGGGCTTGTCGCGACCCGACTTGTCTGTATAGGACAGCCAGGTTCTTCCCTTTTGAAACATCACGTCCTCTTCCTCATAATCGTGTGGATCGAAGTACTGCTTGTAGTACTCAATAAACTCACAGATGACCTTGTCTGGAGACACATCGCTGTCACCGCTGTAGAGATCGGAGTATTCAAAGATTGCAATTTCGTATGACATGTTGTATATGAAAAATAATTAAGTGACCAAGTTGAATCCATTTT